CGCCCCGGATGCCAATTAGACACCTTACCCATTCTTGAAGGGAACCAAGGCATCGGCAAGTCTCAGGGACTGAAAGCACTAGCAGGCGAGTTTTATGCTGACATTGATAGCGCCATCGGAACAAAAGAGTTTGCGGAACAGATCCAAGGCAAGTGGCTGGTGGAACTATCAGAACTATCAGCCATGCGCCCAAGCGAAGTCGAGCGCGTAAAGTCTGGCATCACGCGCACCACCGATGTGTACCGTGAGCCATTCGCGATTCTTGCAACTGATCATCCGCGCCAGTGCGTGTTCGCTGGAACAACAAACCAAACCAACTATCTGTTGGATAACACCGGCAACCGCCGTTTCTGGCCGATCAAGTGCGGCGTCATCGACCGGCAGTGGATTGCGGCGAATCGAGAACAGATCGTCGCTGAAGCGGCAGTCCGGTTTAATTCTGGACAAACATGGTGGGAGATCCCCGCAGAGCAAGCGATCAAGGAACAGGAAGCGCGCATGATGGTCGACGGAATCTCTGAAAAGGTTCAGTCGTACATCGAGTTTCACCCAACAAACGTCCGTATTTCGGAGATCCTCGAAGCGCTCGAAGTACCCAAACACTCTTGGTCGAGGCAGTTACAGCAACGAATCATCGAGTCGTTGAAGTCACTGGGCTATGCGAGTTTCAAGTCCAACGGGCTGCAAGTGTGGCGCAGCGTTGCCGGGACTCAACAAACCAAGATCGTCAGCATCCGCAAGGCATAAAAAAAGCCCCTCGAAAGAGGGGCTAAGTCTCTAAACACTAGAGAGAGGTGGAACTATTCTACAGGCTCGTCCAAGAATTTCAAAAATTCTGCTAGGTTACGAACAGCCTGTGCTAAATCGCCGCCTTCCCATGCGTCGACAACCTCTTGCGCGAGGTTTGCCAATTCGCAGTGGTGCTCCAACAACGCATCAAACGTCAATTCTTGGTCATCCATCCCAGTCACTCCCGCCCATGAGGGCTGCGATACAGACAAAGCAAACAACAACCATCACCAACGACAGCCAACATGGTTCAACGCCGATGCCAAACAAGACCATCGCGGCGGCGATCCAACCGGCTAGACGTTTTTCACTCTTCGTCGGGACCATAAATTTCGGCCTCCTCTTCGATCTCAATGTCAGAGGCAAACAGGACCTCGATCTGCCCGATGCCTGTAGGAATTTTTTCTAAGTCCTGCGCCCATTCCCACAGCATCTGATGCAATACGTCGGTCGGCAGTGATGCGTCGGCTTGCGCGGTAAAGCGCAACGACACTCGTAATTCTTGAATCATCGAACACCCCGAAAAAAAAAGGGGGCCAAACGGCCCCCGATGTTTTAAGCGTGACCCGCTTCCGACATGACGAACGATTCCTTGTCGGCCTTTTTGAGTTCGGCCTTGACCTGAGTATCGTCCAAGCGCTCGACAGCGACCTCGATCATCCAGTCATAGAACGCTTCCGGGCCTGCGTCGTAGATCATCTTCGATTTACGCAACGCTTTGATGCAGGCCTCTTCGTCATACTTGAGCGACGCGCCGATGATTGCCGCCGCTTCGAGCGCATCGCGCGACTCGGGCGAGTCTTTGCCCATGATCTTAGCGATGATCAAGCAAGCCACAAGTGCGTCTGCCGCCTTGAGGCCCACGCCCATCACTTTGTTTTCAGCGTTTTCCGTGTTATCCATTTTGATCCTCTCCCGATTTGGTATTTACAGATCACATTACTTACCCAAAAATTATTAGATACGCAATGCTTAAAACGAATACTACTCTCTTCTACGATACGGTCAATAGGTCCGGGAAAAAAAATTTTCGGGCGGGCGCGCGGGCGGGCGGGCGCGCAGCGCGCGGGCAAAAAAAACCCGGCGGGTGAGGCCGGGTCAGTGTGTTTGTTTGTTTGTTTGTTACTGGTGTCTGCTACGGTGCTTCTCGAATCCGATCAGCGCGCTAATCACTGCGCGAATGAGCGCGACCAGTACCTTCAGGATCTCACTCATGGCGCGCCGCCTCGACGTAATCAGCCGCCTCAAGGGACTCAAGGATACAGTCGCCGCACAGTTCGACCATCGACACGCCGTGTTCGCACTGGCAGCGCGCCGCCTCATCGAACAGGCGCGCCATCACAGCATCGAGGGTTTCAATCACCCCCGGATCATTGAACGCTTCCATTAGACGCCCCCCTCGAACGGTGTACCCTCGAGCGCGCGGCGCAGGACGCCACGAAAGCCGTCAGGGTTCGCCGCAATCAACGCCTCGACCTCTTCGATGAGGCGGCGTTGCTCTGGCGTGAGCGCTTCGAGGTCGAGCGGTTCGACCTCCCATCGAGTAACGTAAATATTACCTTCCGTCATTGTCGTATCCTCTCTGTGTTTCATTCTGGACTCATCAGTACGGGTCACACCCGCAGATTGCGCGGAGGATCGCCCCCGCGCAATTTCGCCCTGGCTTTTTATGCGGCGATCACCTCCCCTACAATCTTGCGGAATTGCTCGACATACTCAGCGGTCGAGGTCGAGTTGTCGTCGATCTTGGGCAGACAGCGGATCGCCTCGATGGGAAGGTCCGAACCGCAAGCGCGAACGTCGGCGACCGTGACTGACTCAGGCATCCCGTACCCTGAGCGCGCAATGTCAAGATGCGCCGGTGTGTTCTCGCAATATGAGAACCCCAGACGGCGCAGGAACGCAGGATGACCGGCGAACGCAATCCGCGATAGGTCGAACGGTTCGCCGAATTCGCGGATCGCCACACCGTAGGAATGCCGCGCTTCAGTGCCGCGCGCTCTCGACACCTCGAACGAGTACACAGCGACATCGATCCCGGCGGCGGTCAGATCCGCAGTGACTTGCGACAGCGCCGCCGCGAACCGTAACCACGATGACGCGCGGATCGTGCAAGCGCCCGACATACTGAAGCACAGCGCGATGCGTCGAAGCGAGCCGTCGGTCTCGACAGGTTGGTACATACACACTGGCGACCCTGACAGGAACGCAGGGATGCACGGCATGATCCCGGCCTGCTCGATCTCCCATGCCTGCACTGTGTCGGCTGTGCCGTCGGTCGACAGCGCCGCCTTGATCGATTGGACGCCTTCGTGCCATCCAAACCGTGCCAGTCGGATCGCCTCATCGAATGAGCAGCCACCGAAATCGTCGCCGTTCGAGCGCGCCGAATCCTCCGCGCCTTCAGTCTTGGTCCCTTTGTCGGCGACCTCGACAAACTCAGCAAACGGCAGAATGCGAGGCGTCGCGACGCGCGTGGTCTTTTTCTTGGTCGCCATGACTCAGGCCCCCAAACGGATGCGGTCGATGGTCGCGGCATCGAGACCGGCAAATACGGTCATGGCCTCGACATCCTCGCGCGACATCCCGGCCTCGAGCAGTGCCGCGCCTTGAATCGTGTGGCGCGGCGTGATCAGGACCTTGAGGCCGTTTGTTGCGACTGACCGGCGCACTGCCTGCACAAACAATGCCCACTCGCGGTGTGCGCCTGCGAGGTCGCGCTCGAGCGTCTCGTCATAATCGATGGCAACGCGCACGAACCGGTTGAGGGTTGCGGCATCGATGCGAGTGCGTCCGACGTACTCAGCGGTCGCGCCGTTGCCCCAAGTGTTCGCGCTCGCCATGGCGACAAAGTCCGCATGCTGTTCGACCGTGCGATCCGGGAAAGCACAGCGACCGTTGCTGAGCGCATCGTTAAAGGCGCACAGCGCGGCAGGGTTCGAGGCGTCGATCTCATCCCATGCGAACACGCCGCCAAACTCGAACGCCTTGCGAAACTCAGTCATGAGGTTGCGCTCGCCGTTATCGCCTGCGTTGATAAACCCGATGAGTGAGTACTTATCCGACACCGCGCCGGTGCAGTAGAACGGCAGGCCTGACGCCTTCGCAACCTGCGCCGCGAGGTAGGACTTACCGGATCCTGATGGGCCGGTCAGCCAAACGTGAAGGCGGCGACCAGAAGCGCGCGTGTTCACGATCCGCAGGACGCGCTCGAACATGGAATGAGCGCGACCCTCGACCTCCGTGGTGTGATCCGCGACCGTGACGTTGAGGTGTCGCGCGTTGCGCTTGTCGAGCAGATCGACCACAAGCGCTGTGACTGCCGCCTCATCGAGGCCTGCCGCCGCCGCCGCCTTGCCTGCGAGCGCCGTCTGCAAGGCCTCGAGCGCGGAGGCGACCGGATCGGTGGCGGTCGCGACTGCTTCCGCGACCTTCTCGCCTGCCGCTGTGGTCGCCGCGATCGCCTGCTCGAGGCCGTCGACGGTGTAGTTGCCTGCGGTCAGATGGGCGGCGATGCGCTCGATGCCGACTGACTTGGGATTGAGGATCCGGGCGAAATCGCCGCGCATCCCGACATGGTTGGCGAGACGCCACAGATGGCGCACCCCCAATGTGTTCAATCGATCCTGATACATTCCTCTCTCCGTGTCCCGCCGCAGGACTTTGTTGTTGAATCGGCGAAGCCGATTGTCCGCCGTCTGGCTTGGCTGTCAAGCGGTTTTTTTCGGTGAAAGCGTAACTAACTGAAACAAAAGGATATTTAGTTGGGATTATCCCCCTGACTCCCTGAGGGTCCCTCGAGGGTCCCTGAGCGCGTAAGTGCCTGATTTTGTTGTGTTTGTTGGTTATTAGGGTATCAGGGATGATAAATCTTAAATATAGGTGAGAAAATGTAGATATATCAAGTAGTTAAGAGTAATAATAATGTATATATAGGGTAATAATGCGTTTTTGGGTCCCTGTGGCCCGAATGGTCGAAAAACCGTTAACAAACAAGCGGTTATGTCAGTGGGCTATGTTTTCGTTCCTCCCTGTGACCCCCCTGTGACCCCCCTGCGCGCTGCAGTGCAGCATTTTCAGTGTCGAGAGCGGAGGTCCTGTGACCTTGGTCCCCCTGCCTGTCGGCCCTGCTTCCCCCCTGTTTGTTGCACTGCGTCATGGCGGGTCCGGGCATGGTCGACGGACCACCAGCGCTTTCGTTTGTTGCAGTGCAGCGCAGCGTGACCGGCTCGAGACCGGCAAACGCGCACAAGCGCTTGTTCCCATTCGGGTTTCGGGCGCGCCGCGCGCGGGTCGCCAGACCCGATGGGTCGCGAACATGATCTTGAGGGGGCCGCACTCGTCCTCCCCACATAAAAAAATCCATGCACCTTGGCAGTTACATGGTATATATCCGGGTCATGACCAAGCGCAAACACGAAGGTTTGTTGCACGAGTGCATGGGTTGCAAGAAAATGTTGCCCAGAGGACGCTTTCGTACTCGCGTCCGAGACGGAAAAAACGTGTTACGGCCTAGATGCCGGTCGTGTGAGAAGCCCGAACGTATTGCGTCGCGGCACAAACGCCGAACAAAGACGCGCGGCAAGTTCACGGGTCGAGATATTCAGAATCTTGCTATCGCCCAGCGCGGTCGCTGCCGGTATTGCCTGAGGAGTTTGTCCGTCACGGGCTACCACGTTGATCATGTCGTGCCGATTGCGCGTGGTGGGTTGAACGTGGCGGGGAATCTACAGTTGCTGTGTCCGAGGTGTAACTTGAAGAAGGGGTGTAAATAATGACCACAGAGGAGCAGTTGGCGTTCGCGATGTCCCAGGCTGAGTTCTGGCGGCTGCGGTATTTGTCGGCGGCGAACGTGACGGACAAGGAGTTGGAGTTTGTGGTGCAGAAAGTCACGGAACCGCTGCGCGAGGAGCGCGACTGGATGTTCAAGCGCGTGGCGGAATATATGCAGAGCGAGTATTACCACTCGACCAAGGAACTGCTGCCAATTGAGATGTTCGAGGAACGGCTCAAGGTGCAGTTCGCTGCGCGGAAGTTGCTGTGATGACCCGAGATGACTACTACAACATGGCGGTGGCGTCTGGGCTGTGGCAGAGCAAGCCGATCAAAGATACCGCGCTGATGGCGATAAACTTGATGCGATTTGTTGAGATGGTGGCTGCGGTTGAGCGCGAGGCGTGTGCAAAAGCGTGTGAGGATCTTGTGCGAGGACTGGCAGCACCCTACGACAGCACGATTGTGGACGTCGGTCAAGGATGCGCCGATTTCATTCGTTTTCGGGGGCAGAAGCCATGACGATGATCCTGTACGACGGGTTCGAGTCGGCTCAGATCGGGGTTGGGACGCGCGCGGGCCAGGAAGTCATGGTCTACGACTATCACCGATGCGTACAAGTTTTAATTGCTCGGGACGGCATGGACTACGAGGAAGCCACGGAGTTCATGGAATTTAACGTCTTGTGTCTGTATGTTGGCGATCAAACGCCGATATTCATAAGGGGGAATGACGAAAGCGAGGACTGATATGGTCTATGCCCTGATCATCTGGTTTATGACGTTGTTTGTGACAGGTCATTGGGGGTGGGGTCTGTTGTTCATGTATCTGTACTGGCTGTATGTGGATGCAACCAATGAAAGACCCTGATGACTATGAAGTAGTCGTGATTAGCATGATGCTGACCTTGCTTGTTATGTGGGTAGCGTTTGTTCTGGAGGCAATCAAGTGACAGAGAAATCCAAACGCGGCTTTGCGTCGATGGACCCGGCCAAGCGGCGGGAGATCCAGTCGATGGGTGGGCGGGCTGTCCCGTCCGAGAGTCGCGCGTATAGTAGGGACGCGAAACTGGCGCGGGAATCCGGTCAGCGCGGCGGGTATCGAAAAGCAATCAAAGAGCGCTTGCGAGCGCAGGAGGCTAAAAGTGAACTTCAGTAAGGCGTTGAATCAAGTCACCAGCGGTAATTCAGTTCAGCGTAACGGCTGGACAAATGCGATCGCGTTGGACCCGAACGACCCGATGAATCTGGTGTCGCTGACGGTTGAGAATCCACCTGTTACCTGGGCGGCAACAAACGTCGACTTGCTGTCCGACGATTGGGACATCGGCACTCCAAGCCCGGTCCCGGTTCCTGATCCTGTTGTTGTTGACCCGGCTCCAGCGCCAGCGGCCCCGGCAAAGAAGGGGAAGTAACATGGCAACTACACCTGGTGGAGGCGGCGCGCTTAGGAAGCGAGCAGCAGAACGTCGCAAGGGAAAAAGGAAATAACATGGCTAAGCCCGGTAGCAAGCATCCTAAAGAAGATGAGTACATCGAGGCTTACCGGGCTGATCCTACTGGTAAGTACGGCGGCAAAGACAAGATGGAAACTTTGCCGTTGAAGTTTAATCGCAGGGCGGTGCAGAACTACATGAAGGCGTATTCGATCGGAAAGAAATACGGTGCGCCAACCGACCTAACGCCAGAAGATTTTTATGCCCTCTTGATGAAAGAGGGGACGACGACCGGAATGGATTTGTTTGGGGTCAACAAGTACAACAAGAACGACAAAGCATCCGGTGAGATTTACATGAAAACCTACCTTGATTTGATCAAGGAAGGTATGGAGCCAAACGAGGCCGATCAGTTGGCTATGTTCCCGGCGGCTTTGTATGACCACAGCAAGCGGTCTAAAACAAAAGGGATTAGTTTTGGGCATTCATGGACTGGTCTTGGTTACGCGGCAAGAACGGGCAAGACCGGCAAACAATCCGGCGAGTTGATGAATCAGCAGTATTTTGGTTCGGATTATCAAAAGAACGAGGACTTGCTTGAAACGATGCGGCATTGGGGAGGCTTTGGTCCGAAACCGAAACTTAACAAGCGCGCTGATGTTCAAGATGTCATGCCTGAGATTGAAAAGACACTTAGCGACTTGTCAGCCGTGCGCGAGAAGGAACAGGCTAATGTGCCGCAGACACCTCAATTGCCAGGTTGATCTGCGTCGCTGCATTTGTTGGAAAAAAAGGGGTAGGTCTTGACGTTTCCATTAACGCATTTCATGCAGTTCGCAAACTCGCTCGCGATCGACACAAAAGAGCGCGGCATGGTTCGACTGGGCCAAACGATGATGGGTACGCAGCGTTGGTTGCTGCGCCACATCGTTCAAGGCTTTGAGGAGGGCAAGCGCGAGTTCGTGACGCTGAAGTGCCGACAGGCAGGCATCAGTACGTTGTCGCTCGCGCTCGATATGTTCTGGCTTTTCCGTCACAAAGGCATGACGGGAATGCTGGCCGTGCATGAGGACACGGCGCGCGACCAGTTTAGGTCGACGCTTGAACTGTATTACGCATCGTTGCCTGATGTGTGGAAGCGACCCATCAAGGATCACAACCGCAATCAATTAGTCCTCAGTACAGGTACAAAGTTGTTGTATCGCGTCGCGGGTACTAAGAAAACTGGCGGCGGATCGTTGGGTCGATCGTCTGCGCCGTCGTTCCTTCACGCGACTGAGATGTCATCGTGGGGCGACGCTGAAGGCTTTGCATCGTTGCGCGCATCGCTCGCGCAAAAGAATCCGAACAGGTTCTATCACTGGGAGTCGACGGCTCGCGGGTTTAACTTGTTTTATGACCAGTGGCGCGAAGCGCAACAAGCAGTCAGTCAGCAGTGCATATTTGTTTCCTGGTGGGCCAACGAGTTCTATCGTTTCAACCGCGATAGTGCGGTTTATAAAGCGTACTACGGACACAAAGGTCGCATGACCACGCAAGAGCGCGAGTGGGCTAAAGAAGTTCAAGCGTTATACGGCGTCGAGATAGACGATGAACAAATCGCATGGTGGCGATGGCTTGAACACGAACAACAACCAGATGAATCAATCAGGTTGCAAGAGTATCCGTGGACTGAGAACCAAGCGTTCCAGGCCAGCGGTTCGCAGTTTTTCAATCCGCTTGTTTTGTCGCGCTTGTATCACGATGTGAACAAACTTAAAGCGCCCGAGATGTATCGCATACGTTTTGGAAACAGTTTCACAGACACAGAATTGCACGTTGCGAACAGCAAGAATTGCTCGCTAAAAGTGTGGGAAAACCCAGTACCTCATGCGTTTTACGTTTTGGGCGCTGATCCTGCGTATGGGTCCAGCGAGGACGCAGACTCGTTTGTTTGTTCTGTTTGGCGCGTTTGGTCAGACGGCTGTATGCAAGTTGCAGAGTTTTGCGAGAACAACATGACTACCGCGCAGTTCGCGTGGGTCATTGCTTATCTTGCTGGCGCTTATGGACCTTGCACGTTCAACCTTGAGATCAACTGCCCAGGCCAGGCCGTGTTGAACGAGTTGCAGAACATGAGAAAAGAAAAAGTGTTCGGCGCTCCAGACTCCAAACCAATCTTGAAAGACGTATTGAAGTCGATGCGTGAGTTCATGTATCGCAAATACGATAGCGTCTACGGCGCATCGGGCGCGCTGCACACGCAGACTACGTTCCAGATGAAAGAACGCATGATGAACAATATGCGCGACTACATCGAGCGCGACATGGCGATCCTGTCGAGCGTTGATCTGCTCGATGAGATGAAGTCTGTTGTTCGTGAAGCGGGTTCTGCGCCAGCAGCAGACGGCAGAGGCCATGACGATCGCGTGATTGCAGCAGCACTCGCAATCCTTGCTTGGAACGATCAGGTTAGACCACGACTGATGGCAATGGGTCTGAGCATGAATTCAGAAACCGCGCGTCGTGAAGAATTGACAAAGAGCGCGATTGAAATTCGCGGTCCATCGATGGTGAGAAGTTACCTGACTGACCTTGGGGTGTTGGTTAAGAAAACCGACGCAATCGCAACAAACGTGAGGTATGCCAAGACTAGAGGCGTCCGTTATGAGCGGTAACAACATATGGGAAATCGACACAGAGAACTCTTGGAGTGACGCGCACATCTTTCATGTGTGGAACTGGCTGATCAAAAACGATCAAAGCCCGTGGAAGAATGCCCCGTCGATGCTGATGACGGCTTGTGATATTCCCAAGCCGTGGCAAACCGACTTCAAGAGAAACTTGCGGAAGGGCGCGCTGTTCATGAGACCTTACGGTCGAATCAAACTAACAACAAACCTCAAAAAGATTGTTGGTGGCGAGATCGTTCCCAGGGTCGAGAAGCGCAACAAAATTGGCTGGGTCATCAAGTATTCCTTACTGCCCAGTCAAACCCCGACACCTTTGCCTATCCCGGCTTTTATCAAGGCGACTCTTCAGATCACGAAAGACGGTCTCAAATTGACGTTTGGAAGCACGCCGATCTTACAAAAGCCGAGGGCGGATAGAAGTAAGTTGATGAATCCATTTGGAGTTTAATCATGGCAGTTTTGAAAGAGTTTGCTTGCGCGGCGCATGGCCCCTTCGAGGAATTCGTATCGGATGACGAGATTCCGCGTTGCCCGATGGGTTGTTCCAAGCGGTTTGTGGTTCGGGAAATACGGACGGCCCCAACGGGTCGACAGGTCGTGACTGGGACGATGGACAGGCTCCAGCGGGAGTTTGCCGACCAGTACAAACTGCCTGACATCAAAGTCGACAAGGAACCCGGCCAGAGCGTGATGGACCATCTGCGGAAGGCTGACAATATCGGGGACTTTGGCGCGTACTGGGGAAACAACGTCAATATCAAGGACTTCAAGCCCACAAATGCCTTGCAAGCGGCTGGTCATCTGCCGCAACCTAGACCCGATATTATTGACGGTAGACACACTGGGCCGTTACCGGAGGTTCCATGAAGATTCCAAAGGACGATGTTGAGCGGTTTACTTTCTATATGGAGTTGCGCGAAAAGTGCAATTCCAGCCGGGAAGATCGTCGCAAGATGTACATGACTCAGCGGTCGTTCTTTTTGTTCGGGGTGGGACCAGAAGGTTCTGACGGCAAGATCGTCAACAAAATTTACCCGCACGTTGATCAGTTGGCTGGCTTGATGTACTCGTCGGAAACCACGCGGTTTTCGATCGACCTTCCGCCGTCTGTCTCCGATATGTTTAAGGAGATGATTCCGCCGCTGATGCAGAAACTAAACGAGACATGGCACTTGTCGAACGCTGACCTGGTGTTCTCACAAGCGCTGTTGTGGTCGTTTGTTTACGGCTCGATGTTTGTGAAAATGCGTATCGGCCTTGGCGGGCAACTTGAACCGTATGTTGTTGAGCCGCACGACATGGGCGTGTTGCGCGAGGACATCTGCGGAATCTGGAAGCAAGAAGCGTTCACGCAGAACTACTACGTCACTGAAAGCCAGATTGAAGCGCAACTTAAAGAGATCGAGCATCCACGACTTGAGCAGTTGATGAGCGTCATCAAGTCGCGACCCAAAGAAGGTCAGCCTGAGATGCAGCAGTTGTTGGACCGCATCGAAACAAGCGCGTCTCAACCTAACATCATCGGCAACATCAACTTTGGTTTGGACGGCGCATCGCGGTATCGCCCGCGCGTGGCTGAAAAACTAGTCCAAATGACGGAGATGTATGTTTGGGACACCGAAGCAGCCGACTATCAGGTCGTGACTGTTGCGGAACCTGGCGTTGTGATCTTTGATCGCCCACTCGACAAGATGTTCTTGAAGAACGAAGCGCCGTTCATACAGGTTTGTCCAAATCCCGCGCATGATTACTTCTGGGGGTACTCAGAGGTCGACAAACTTGTGCCGTTGCAGCGTATGCGTAACGAACGGTTTGAACAGATTCAGCACATGATGAACTTGCAGGCTCGACCACCAAAGTTTGGTTCGGGTTTCCAAGGCGATGTCAGCGAAATCATGGACACGATGGACTCGCCATCGGGTTTGGTTGTTGGTGATATGCCTGGGGCCAAACTTGAGACGGTTTCCCCGGCAATTCCTGATGATTTGTTCCGCGAAATCCGCGAACTCGACATGATGTTTGAAGAAGTGTCAGGCATCACGAACGTCATGCAGGGTAGAGGCGAATCTGGCGTCCGATCGCAGGGTCATGCGGCTAATTTGGCTCGTTTAGGCTCTAGCAGAGCCAAAAAGCGCGCTTTGATCATCGAAGATCAGTTGGAAAAGGTCGCCACGCTCTATATGCAACTCATGCAGGCATATGATGCTGAGTCGATGCGTACAGAGAAGGGAATGGAGTTCATTGCTGAGCAGTTCAGCAACAACTTCATTGTTAAGGTAGACGCACACAGCAATTCGCCTATTTTCCAAGAAGATCAGCGTGCCTTGGCATTTGAATTGTTCAAAGCCAAAGCGATTGATCGTGAATCGCTGCTCGATTTGCTTGACGTTCCTATGAAGGAACTGCTAAAAACAAGGCTAAGAACAAAGATTGAACCCGCTGAAGCAGAAGCCGCGAAAGCAGAGCAACAAGCAGAGGCAAAATCGAAAGTGACCAAACTGCGGGGGTCCAAGTGATGCGTAACAAGCGGTCCAAAACGCGCAAGATGCGCCGGTAACACCGAATTGAAACATAAGGGGTTGGCGATGCAACACAGGAGACACGCACATGGCTAAGCGTCGTGGTGGTCGCAAGCACAAGCGCAAGTAATGCGGTCTGCCGTAGCGGTCTATCTATAACCCCAGACTCGCTCCGGTAAATCCGTTGTGCAGGCCGCAGCGCCCTAATCGCTGCGGCTTTTTTGTATGTTGACTTCGTTCAAAAACGTGGAGTACAAATCC